TCATAACCGCTTTGACCACTTGTTAAAGTTGCATTAGTTGTTGTCCAAGTGGTATCAAACTGATTTGATTGCAACAACAAATTTTCCCGCCCTTTCTCTATGAGGCCATCGCTATTGATACGAGTAGACGCAAGGTTTGAGCCTCTTGAAAAGTCGAAGTCGCCACTTGCTGTTAATACCTCTTTTACTGATACGTTGTCTATTGAGCCAGTAGTTGTTCCAACTGCTCTTATTGACAACAAGGGGTTTAAAGATGTTATAATATCCGTAAAAGTCCCCGTTGTAGTTACCAATTGCCCCAATGCTGTTCCCGAATATGATAAATCAACTTGAAATCCGCCTTGGCTTATGCTAACAACATCATAAGTAATTTTATATTTTTTTCCCGTAATTATAGATTGAGAAAGGGGTGTACCAGTACCCGCAGATGTTGCGTTTGCAGCACCCCCACTAATAGTCCAACCCGTTCCTTTAGTCCAATCGCTATCAGTAGCAAAATCACCATTGGTGACTAACTCCGCCCCGTAAACGGGTACGGGCTTTATACTATACGCTTTGCCGTCTTTTCCAGCCGCGCCACTTGGTAAGAACGCAAGACTTGCGTCATCGAAATAACTCATAATTAAGCGGGGTTTTTAGTTAGGTATTTAACGTCTGCATTGATGCACGTTGTAGATTCAACCGTTCCGCCATCAGCAATAACACGGGCCTTGAAGTCATTAACGTACTTCGCCCATATTCCGCCACCGCCAAACAACCCTCTACGTAGTAGGTAATAAAATTGAGATTGTTTCATTTGAAATGAATTATATGTTTTGTAAATATAAGTATCGTGTCCTTTCGTTCCCCATCTTTAGATGATGAACCACAAGTGATTTTTTCCAAGCAATGTCACATTGCCGTAAGCGTCCGTAATGGTGTAGGTAGATTCGCCCTCTATCCTTTCGGTTCCATACACTTGCAAGATGATCGTCTTCGTTGCACCAATGGAATCGTCTGCCTTAAATTGCAACACCACGCCATCTTCAGCGGGCGGCAATGTAATAGTGTACGATCCAACGGCCCCCGAATAACTTACAAGATTAAAGTTCTTAGAGTTGTCAATCGTCACGCCCCCACCCGGCCCACCCGATATCGAGTTCACCGTCTTCGCCACTTGGTTGGTTGTAGTGAACGCGCCCACGCTTGTACTTGCTAAGGTCGACAACCCGGTGACGCCTAATGTACCGCCGACGGTTCCATTGCCAGTCACTTGGCTTGTTGTCGTTGTTACTTGTATTGCGTCAATAGTTTCCGCCGTTCCCGCTTGTGGGCTTACGCGGCCAAATGATCCAGCCGCTCCCCCCGCTCCGGTTGTTCCAACGGGTGTGTCTGTTTGTATCTCGGTTTCTATGGATTGTATTTTAAACCATTCCGAAGACCACTCTTCATTGTTCGCATTGTATGACCCACTCATTGGCAACCAATATGCGGAATCAAAAGAGTATCTAATGGAAAAAGGATGCGAGCCGACAACAGTTCCGTTGTATCTCTCAATTGGTTTTTTATGCAATGACAATATTTCCTTTGTCAATAGCTTCAAAAGAGTGTAGTATGTCCCGGTATTACTGCGACGCCACAATGATGACGCCACCCAATTGGCCCCGTTGTATACATAGTAGCTACCTTGCGAGCCATTCGAATCCGACAATCTAATTTCACCCAAATCTAAAATCAAATTTGAATTAATTTTCGCGTCGGTGTTCGTTGCTGAATAGGTCGTCACAACATTCGGATCGCCATCGTTGTTTATAAATGTCGCCGTTACTTCAGTAGATCTATTGGTGTCGGTGTAGTTTACCGGGACCGTTTGGGCGTTGTTATCTAAATCATAGACGTTTGAAAAGTTGATGTCCAACTCCGCATCGCCATCAACGGGCAATGGCGGAGTGATGAATGCAAATGGATTTTGAATATACAAACCACTTATGTCGTTTGCTCCCATTCCCGCATCAAGGTAATAATGTGACGCGGATGTCGTCCACGATGTTGGGCCGTACAATGGCGATGGGGTTAAACTTGTGCCAATAAAATCACGCTTCAAATAGTGAAACGTTCCGGGACTTGCTGCGTCTTCGATTCTTATTTCGGCGGCGAACATCGGGCGATAAAATTCCTTGCTTGCGGTTGCGCCGGTTCCGTTGTAGTCGAAACGATATGTCAAAAGACCTTGAACGCGAATTTGCGAATCGTTGTCATCAGTCACAAACCCCATTGGTTGACGCGCCGTTGATCCGGTGAATGTTAATCTGTTGGCCAACAAGTTGTTCATTCTACTTTGGTTGTAGGCAATTTGAACCTTTTTCAATGCCGGCAAAAAGTTGAACTTGTTTCCACTTAATCTTGCTCCGCTGGTTAGTGTTTGATTGATGATGATGTCGTCGTCAACAAGGTTGTTTGAAAGTTGCACCCCCGTTTTATCGTATTCAAACACCCGGCGAATATCAACCGAACGTTCTAAATATTGTTCAAAGTAAAAAGCCCCATTCTTTTGATAGAATCGCGCACCGAAAGACAAGCACAATTCATTGATGATAGTCAGATAATTTGAATAGGTCACTGTGCCATCTTCATCTTTTTCCGCATAGACTAAAGCATCAAAACGCGTGACGTTCAAAACATCGGTGGCGGTTGAATACACTTGGTTGGTGTCCCAAATGTTTACGGTTGTAGCGAAATAAGGATCCGTTGACGAATACAAGTCCGCCATTCCAATTGCGTCAATTGCTGATTTCAATAAATCATTGACCGTGGTGTTCACCGTTCCGGTATATTCTTGGTTTGCTAAATGACCAATGCCATCTGTTGCGCTTATCTTGAAAATATATGGCTTTGAAACATCTTCAATTTCAATAAGATCTTGAAGTATAATTCCAGTCCAAAACAATTCCATTTGTGCCGATCCGCCCAACTCCGCAACATCCGCCAACAAACACGACATTGATTCAACCGTTCCGCCATCAGCAACAACACGTGGTTCAAAGAAATCTGTGATATCTATTCGCTTATAAATACGAACAAAAAAACGCTCCTCTTGATATAGCTTCAAATCTTCAATCAAGTTGTTGAAAGTAGACGTGTTGTTATAGGCGAAGATGTCACATTGCGACCCAATGATTGAACTGACAATGTTGTCCGTTTGCCCGTCGTAACTTAATGCAAAGCCGTCGCCGGAAACATTGAACGATTCAACAACGCCAACAAACTCGGTGTCATGTATTTCAATTTTGTACTCGTTGTCTAAATCCGATTTAAACTCGCTGAAGTATCTAATCGCCATATCTTAAAAACCTCTTTGTCTTGTTCTGTTTCTTGCTGCGCGTTCGTTAGACAACAAGATGTCCGATCCGCTTATTCTACCAACGACCTCAACGCGTTGCGATCCGCCGCCGCCATCCATCATTGCGCTAAGTTTTGACAACGGGATCACCGCTTCAGATTCTCGACCCTCGCCAATGAGTGCTAATGTTGGCCCCGTTACGATTCCACCTTCGGCCAATCCCGGGATGCCGCCTTCGGCCATCTTGCTCATTCTCGCGTTAATCGCTGCGCCGGCACCAATGAGCGCAACACCCGCGGCAATTGCTAATGGACCGTTCATTGATATGGTTGCTATTTGGAAACTTACCAACGCCATCCCATATTTGATAAACATCTCACCGAGTTGCGACAATAAGGTTGCAAATTGACGAAGGATGAAACTTCCCATATCTTTGAACGTAGCTTCACCCGCTAAGATTGCGCCACCAATTTGTGCCATCCCAACGATCGTATCTGTCGCGGCGGCCTTCATTGCCGTGGAAATACCTTCCGATAATTCCATCGCGGCTAAGCGTGTCTTTACGTAGTTAGCCCGTAAAGCCTCAAAGCTACCCGGTTCAAAGTCCTCAGCCTCTTCATCACCATCACCAAAGTCTTCTTCAAACGGCTTTGTACTGAAGCCCCGCACCCGGTCCAGCGCGTCCGCATATTCCGACACAGATTCGGTTGCTTCATCGGTTGACACCGAGGTTGATGTCATTGTTGTTGACATTACATCAACCTTTTCGCTAATATCAACAAGTTTTTCTGTCGCTTGTTTTAGCCCCTCTTCGTACATAATAAGCAACCCATTATTGGATGCTATTGTCAATCCGAGATTTTTCTTTGCCTCGTTCCCGGATCTATTTGCGGCGGTCATTGCCTCTTCCGTAGTTAATACGCGGCCAAACACCTTTTGTGATTCCACCGCTAACTTTGTCGACCGCTCCAATGTGTCATCATACAGCTTTTGCATATTGACGGCGAGTTTCATTGCCTCGGTCATTCTATCTTGCGCGGCGATCATGGCGATTTTCTTCACCATTTGTTTGTTCATTTCCCTCTGCGCCTTTGTTATATCTTGGACACTTGTTTTCTCACTAATGAGATTAGGCAATAAATCCTTATACTCGGTGTTTAGTCTATTAACCAAACGGCCGCGTTGCTCGTTTGTTATGTTTTGGCTTTTGATGGTGTTCATCAAATTGCTGGCTTGTGATAAGCGAACTTTGCTTTGTGCTATCTCTTCTTTTGCGGAATCGGTCAATCCCTTTTCAACTGCTAAATTTTCTTTTTTTCTCCGCGTTAGCAAATACATTGCAGACGCTAACGCCGCAACCAACCCAATGACCAACCCGATCGGGTTTGCCTTTAATGCTAAATTAAACAAACGGGTTGCCACCGTTGCAACTCTTTGCGCAATTGTGAACGCCGTTGTTCTTATGGCTGCAAGTTTAGACGCTAATCCAAAGCCTAAAATGGCCGCGCGTAGAACAATAAAATTACGAATTAAACTACCCGTGACGAATATCAATGGGCCTATTGCCGCGGCAAGACCCGCGATAAACACAATAGTCCTTTTCATTTTAGGACCAAGATCATTCAACCACCCCGCAAGTTTTGCTATCCACTCAATCAACGGCACAAGGGCAACGGCTACAATCTCACCAATTGAAATACCTAGTCCCTCGATTGCGGATTCCATGCGCTTAGATGCACCAAGCGCATTGTTCCCCATTTCATCCGCTAACTCTGCGGCGGCACCGGCGGAATTTTTAAACGCTTCCGTCAACGGCGCTATTTGATCAACACCGCCCGCCAATACAAGCAATGCGGATTGTGCCGAACGACCAACCTCATCTTTCGCATCCGCAAGGTCCAGCCCCTTAGATGCTAAATCTTTCAATGCTTCACCGGTTGTTTTTCCGGTTGCCCCAATTTCCGAGATAATACGACGCAATGCGGTACCCGCTTGCGACCCTTTGATCCCAGCGTTGGCTAACACCGCAAGCATTGCGGACGTTTCTTGAACGGACATTCCCGCGGCTTTCGCAACCGGTGCCACGAATTTCATTGATTCCGCAAATGTTTCCATATCCATTGCGGATGATGTAAACGATTTCGCCATCACATCGGTAAGCATTCCGGTCTGTGACGCATCTAATCCAAACGCCCGCAATGTAGACCCAGCAACTTCCGCGGCACGTGCTAAGTCGCTTCCCGATGCTTGCGCAAGGTTCAACGTTGCTTGTGTTACCTTGGTAATTTCCGATGCTGTGAATCCTAATTTTGCGAACTCAGTTTGTAGCCCAGCAACCTCACGCGCGGTGAACATTGTTGACGCCCCTAATGATTTGGCGTTGTCGGACAACATCTTGAACTCTTCAGCGGTCGCACCCGAAACGGCCTTGACCTTCGACATCTCTGCTTCGAAACTTTTGAACACGCTGAATGATATCGCACCCAATGCGACAATTGGGGCCGTCAATTTCATTGACAAGTTTTTCCCCGTTTGTTGCATTTGGCGACCGAACTTGTCCATTGATCGGCCGGCCTTGTTTAGTCCCTTTTGAAAAGGTGAGATATTTGCCGAGAGTCTGAAATTAAGACTGCTTAAATTTGCCATTCTTTTGCTTTGCGCGTTCTTTTCGTTCGTTTATCTCGGCTAATATTTCGCCGCGTGTCCACACCTTGTGTTGCTTTTTCTCTTGCGATTCCCATGGAAACACAATCAAATCTTTTGCCTTGATGCTTTTCTTTGTGTGTGGATTAAGCAACAATGTCGTTTGCCATCTTATCCTTTCCCACTCCGTTTGTTCCTTTCTGTTTTCCAACTCATTCCACCCGATGACCATATTGGTCCACTCACGTGGTAATAAATCATAAAACGATTCCGGCATCAATCCAATTTGGCCGAAGGCGAACGCTTCTAAGTCATCCCATGTGGATTCCTTTTTGTTCGTTTGACCGCTTCGGCCTATGTCTTTTTTTCCGCGTCGGTCGTAAATTGTTTCTCAAATATTGCAAACGACTTTTCTAAAATAGTTTCGTCTTCATCAATCCAATCCGCAATGTCCGCTACTTCATATCTAAATGGTGACTTGTCTTTCCTTGCGCCATCTTTAAAACCACAATACATTAAAGTGATCGCGTGGTCCAAGGTCATATCTTCACCAAGTTTCTCAAGTTGCGCCAATGTTGTTCCCGTCATTCTTGAGAACTCACGCAACGCATTAAATCCAAATCTTATTGGATGTTTGCGGTCTGCAATTTCAATAATCTGTGTCATGTTGTTGTTTTGTTTTGTTGTTGTTTTGTTTTGTTGTTGTTTGTTGTGATGTTTAATAAAGGGACCGCCCAGTGGACGATCCCTATTTACTTACTAGGCAACCGCCGCTTGAGTTAGAACACCCGTTCCGGTAAAGCCAAAAGAGAACGTTACATTTTCCTCTGTTCCCGCTTCTTGCTCGTAGCTTGTGATGTATGCGTCACCCGTGTAGTCGATTTCCGCAGTTGTAGACGAACCGAACTTGATCTTCACCAATGTGCGGTTTGATAACAAAGTGAACAAATCGTCCGGAGTATCGAAATCACCAGCGATTGAATAAGTCACTAATCCGTCGCCGCTAAGACTCCACGATTTTAGACCTTCAAGATTCTCTTGCCATCCGGCTGAATCTTTGGTTGTTGTGTCACGCGTTTCCATTGAAACACTAAGTGATGCGGAATTTGCACGAC